CTTACTAGCATGAATAGCCATTTTAGATGCGGGTAGATGGTACATATGAACACCATCAAAATAGATAAAGATATTGCCGTCTAGAATATAGTCGATAACTAGGTTGCGACGAAACGTGCTGATGTCTTGGAAGGGGTTGGGCTCATAGTTGATAAGCAAGTCTACTTTAGCTCGCTTGATGCCCTTAATGATGCTATTGCCCTTATGTTGACCACCTACAGCAGTAGGGATCTCGGCAACATCATCAACAATAATGTTTACTGCACGGTTTACGATCTCTAGTTCTTCGTATGCGCGCTCGTACTGAAACGTAGGCTCACGAGAGTTCTGAATATCATTACCATAGTATTGCTGTGCAGGATTTAACTTCTCCTGCGCATCAAGTGTCTTCGCTGTAAAAATATTATTATACCAAGCCATGTTTTTCTCTTTGAATCTCTACCCAGCGCATCTGTTTTTTAGCAGTACCTAGGACGGGATCTTTACCGTAAATTGAGTGCAGTTTTAAGTGATGTGTATGACATAAGGTAACAGTATGGTCATACAGTTCTGCTGCGTGTTCTTCAATAAAGTCATCCCGAAGTGATTGTATATACTCCGGATTGTGTTTGTTCTTTGCGAGCCACTGATTCAACAGGGGCGTTAAACTATAAAAGTGGTGAAAATCAAGCTGTTCCGTCTCTGCGCAAATCTGACAAGAGGTGCCCTTTTCGTACTTAGACTTAGCCTTGTCTCGGACATACTTTACAACGTCTCGTTTTAACTTAGGCATTTCCTTTCCTGCTTATGATTTTTCATTAAGGAGAATTATATCTACTTTAAGTTGATTTGTCAATAACTATTTTTGGCTAGGTGTCATTAAAACGTTACGTTTGTGACAATAAATGAATATAGTGCATAGCGCATGGCATCCGCCATGTGCGAGGCCATATTGTGTTTCGGCTTTTCCCGTATCAGGTTTGGGTTGGGGTCCCACTGATAGGCATCAAGACAAGTTAGAGACTGCTTAGCTTCTTGGTCTACTAGTAACTTATCGTTATCGATAATGTTAGCAACGTGTCCAATACCATCTAGTACAGACTTCTTAGCGTTGATAGTAGAGATTCCGTAGTTCTGTGCAAAGTCAAAACGTGTCTGCTGTGCGGCGGAGTCAATATAAATATAGTCGATATCCCAACGATCAATAAGTTTCTGAATTTCCATGGCGTGCTGTTCTGTAGTACGTTCTGCATTGAGATATTCGTCTACTAGGTAGAATGTTTCACTATCCCAGTCATAGGCAATTACACACAGTGCAGTAGGGTCTTTATAACCCACGTCTAACCCCGCGAATACATCCATTTTAGAAGTATCGAAGTTAGAGAGGTCTTTTACGTTCTCCTCAAAGTTAAACTTCCAGATCTGACCTTCATAAGTATTAAAGTCGGCTTCATACTCTTGTCTAAACTCAGCATCAGACATAGACTTCTTTGCTTCATCAATGTCTGATTGAGTCATTCGAGGGTTGTCTCTGTAAGTAGCTCGAATAGATGCCCACTCTGGGAACTCATCAGAGTACCCACGATAGTAAAACTCAGAGAACCAGTTGTTTCTTCCTCTGGGGGTGGAGATAAAGATAGCTTTGGAATTAGGTTTGTCTAGAGTAGGACGTAGTGCAACATTGAAAGCGTCTCTGCCGTCTGCCAGAGCAGCCTCATCAAAGATGATAAGGTCGTAGGAGCGACCAACACAAGAATCAACTTGGTTGACCGAACCCATACGAACAGTAGAGCCGTTAGATATTTCAATTACTTTGTCTTTGGCATTGTCTTTTGTAACTTCCAGATCGAAGTGCTTTATCAAATTTCTTTGCAGGTCGAAAGAAATCTGAGACAAGGAGTAGTTGGGAGACATGATTAGAATATTGGAACCAGGCACTAGAGACACTAGTTGTCCAATGATGTTCGCGATGTAAGTCTTGCCTTGCCGACGGGAGACGGCGGCGCAGACAAAACGATACTTGGGATTATTTATCGCGTTTATAATTGCTACCTGGGATGGTAGGGGTTCGATTCCCAGCAACTCCAAATAAGGAGGTACCGGGAGTTTTAGAAACCTTGTCTCAGATGATAAATCGTAAATCTGGTCAGAGAGAATATCTCTCCGGCTTATTTCAATTGCCATTTGTTTTGCCTAAAAATATTTTTAATGTTCTACCTTCGTCTTGGAAGCTAATGTCAATACCTTTGATATCATGCTCTACAAACTCTCTACCGTCACCAATAACTTCTACTCTGCTTATTAGTGGATGAGATTCAATACCGTCTATGTCGTCTTGCACTTTGTTTCCCCTGAATAGATTATTTTTTACTCATATAAGCTTGTGCACCAAAGAACATACCTACTATGGAAGCCTGAGAAAGAAATATCATATCACTCATAGAGCCCCAAGTATCTAACTTGCTGTCTGGTATCACTAAAGAAAGAAGAGGGTATACGCACATAGCACTAATTGCTACCCAAGCAATGTGACGCTGAGCGTCTTGCTTTTTGTCTTCATTCTCCAGCTTAATCATTTTTTCTTTCATTTCAAAGTCTGTTTGACCTATTGCTTCTTTATTTATAGAAACGCCGTTACCATTCTTGGCAACCATCGATTCCAACATATCAATGCGGCTCTCTAGGTCTTCTACCATTTTACTTTATCTGCCCAGTATGCCGCAGACATTTTGCCTTTAGCTATGTTCTTGGCGTGACGGGCTTTGAAGCTTTTACGCTTAGCCTTCATGGCTGCTGATTCTCCAGCCTTCGGCTTCCCTGCCGTTTTAGCTCCCTGCTGGCCGAAACGAATAGTCTTAACCTTGGAGCCTACTTTTGCCACAACAATGTGTGACTTCTTAGCATGGCCTGGAGTACGTTTAGCTTTATTGTACTTAGTTACTCCTGCTCTCTTTAATCTTGAATCCTTTTTACGTTTACGAGTAGCCATTACTTCTTTGCTCTACGCTTACGATTCTTTGCAGCGCGCTGACCTCTTTTAGGTTTAGCAGGTTTCTTCTTCTTATGTGCTTTTAATATCTCGGTTGATAGTTCAATAGACATTTTCTATTCTCTACGTGTACCAAATATAGTACACGGCTCCGGCTATGATACTACATCCAACTAGGATACTTAATATCTCTGTTGCCGCTTTCTTTAGTTCAGCCTTTCTTTTACGTTTCTGGAGTACGGCTGTTAAGTCTGCGTGTTTCTCTTCTGCAATAGACTTACTTTGAATAAACAACATATCATTCCATACGTCTCGTGGAATAGACTTCTTAAATTCTTTCTCTTGCTCTCGTAAGGCTTTCTTTGCCCATGCTAGATCAAGTGCTTCTTCCTGAGTAAGTCTGCGAGTACCTTTTGCAGTTTCTTGCTCAATTGTTTTTATAGACTCTTTAGCCTCTGAGTGTGACCCAAAGAAGGATGCTATACCACTAGCATTATCACCCGCTTCTTTGAATGCAGCTATTCCCTCATTAACAGCTTTAAGAGCTCCAATAATCATGGAAACTTCTGCTATCATTACTTAAACTCTCTCCGTGCTTAAACGGATCTTAAAGGACTTAGTCCTTCCAACTCTGCTTAGGTTTCTTCTTTGGCTTAACGGGAGTATCTATAGAAGTAGCTTCTTCGAGCAAGGGTTCAAGAACTTCTTTAAAAGTAGGGGTTGCGTGTGCTTTAGCCTCTTCTTCGCTTTTAAAGCCAACAGTGTCTTTTCCGTCTTCTACAACGTACCAAGTATCTCTTTTTCTATAAATCATAGTATTCTCCTATTGTGCTAATGTAGCGAGAGTTACTATAACTCCGGCTAAAAATAATATAACTGTCATGCCTATATGACTCATGCGTGAGTCCATCTTACCTAGAACAGCATCTATATTGTCGAGACGCTGAAAACTAGTCTTCCAACGCTCTTCGCATTGAACTTCGTGGGTGGCCATCTCTAGCTCTAGTGTGTCTACCTTTCGAGCGGTCTCGAGAAATCTTTCAGTCGGGTTGTTCTGTTCCATTGAGTAGTTTTTCCATTAGCTTACCATAATTGCCCTGACCAAAAGGAACCGCCTCATTGATCTGGACATTAGTCTGGTTTCGTATATTTCCACCCTCTGCTTTCTCGAAATCGGCCTGAGCCTTGATCTCGTCCATTCGCATCTTGTGAGCCATTTGTAATAAGTCTGCAAGGTCCTTACTAGAGTATACGCCAGATTCCTGAGCTTCTTCTAGTTTGGACGCAATCATATCGTCAAGCAAAGCACCAATATTATTCTTATTACGGTAGCCCATGTCGAGGTAGACAGTATCAATATACTTCTTAACCTCTCGCTTATTTAGTAAGTCTACGACTTCGGTTTCAGGTACCTGAAGATAATCACATACGCCCCGAATGTTTCCGAATTGTAAATAACAATTAGCGATCTCCAAGCCTTCTGGAGAGATTGTAGTTAGTTTTTTTGCCATGGTTCAAATTATACTCAAAGTGGGTTATGTTGTCAAGGGTTATTTTTCTGTGGTATCTAGTCTGCGTGGCGAGTAAGGAAGTTGACTCGCATCTTCTTAGGCCCAAAATACTCATTCACAATTTCTTTCACCGTCTCAATGTCGTACTCTTTACAGCTAAAGACATCGAAGTAGGCTGTACCATCTAATTCCATAAAATGTGCACAGATATTTGAAGTTGTGATCAATTGCATCAGGCTGTACCCTTGTTTCGGGTCTCCTGGAAGCAGATGTTCAATGATTGGCTCTCCAGCAGCTACCATGTCGATGCGTACTACTAGATCTTTAATAAAGTTATAAATTGTATCGTGGTCAGCTATACCCGCGTTGCACCCGCTGCAGTCTAGCATTAAATGATATCCCCAGTATGAGCTCATGAAGGTTCTCCTGGCCACGTTACGTCGTCTAAGTGTGTGACGTCTGTGTTGTTCGCAGGAACATCTCGTAGTGCTGTGCGGTATGTTACCCACTCCGCTTTCTTTTCATCAGTGAGAGGACTATCTGGTAGCACTGCCCAATCAGAAGCAAATAATTTAGCGCTTCTATGCAATCTAATCATGTCTAGTAAAGTCTCTGAGTTAAGAGCCCAGGCCTCCTCTATCCAATCATAGTAATCTCCTGGCTGCGTAGGTTTTACAAACCACCCATCTTTCCAATAATGCGTATCAGGACTAATGCCGTCTCCACAGTACTGTAACGTAAGTCCGTCTTGCTCATCTCCTTGACTATAAGGTCTATAATCTGAGGGGGTGAACAATTGTTTTATATTCCCTGAGCCATCTACCCAAGCTATTCTTATTACCATTTTATACTCCTCTTCTTGCTGAAAGAAACACTCTATCTGCTCTAGATACATCAATTGCAGGTTGGCTTGCGTTTACAAGCATCAGCCCGTGGGATACCAACATTTTATAATTACCGCTGCCACTTCCTTTATAAAACCATAGTTGAGGCCCATGAAAGCCTGAATTTGTTACACCATTTGACCAAAAGGTCGTATTTAGCATCCCGTAGATATTCGCGTCATAAGATGCATTATCATATAATAAGGCAGATGCTGTAGTTGGGGTGGTGTACACGGTTTGATGCACTTTTCCCACCTCTTTATTACTGCTATAAACTACATTTGATCCGGTGGAGTCGTACACCTCAAGTCCATAGCCTGTACCTGCTGGACTTACTACATCCTTCATGTCTCTCATAACAAAGTAATCTACAGGGGCCGAAGTATTGCTATATATATATGCAAAATTGTTGCCTGCGGCTCCTGGTGCCCCTCCTTTCCATATTTTCTTTGCAGAGGTTGTCCATGTAGAGGCGGGACGTGCACAAAGCAAAGAGTTTACTAAGTTATTTCCTGAACCTAGATTAACCGTAGCTCGATAGAATCCCGATCCAGAGTCTGGAGCTAGTGTACCTGTAGTTCCCGTAAAGGCAACTGCATAGACGGAAGACTTCTCGTCTACCTGTATAAAGCTGTTATCGTTTATTACTTGAAATCCATAACTCATGATCTCACCACAAAAAAGGACAGGTTTTGACCCGCACTACCGCCTGTGATACTTAAAGTATCTGTACCAAATGTAAATGTAAGCCCCGCTGCAAAAGCAGCTGATCCAGACAGATCAATTGCATAGCAATCTGAGGACGTAGCTCCCGAAACCTGAACACCAGAAGCATGACCGGACGGACCCAACGTTACACTATGAGACCCTAGAAACAAAGATGTTCTGTCTAAAGTTCCTACTCTTAGCTGCCCTGCCGAGTTATAGACTTCTAGTCCATAATCGTTAGCACTTGACTGTCCTACTACGCCTACAGCACCGCTAGCTGATGCAGTGAGCTGAGATACACTGTTTGAAAGTGTAGCACCATCATCTCCACCACCGACAGCCCAGCCTAGAGCCCAATAGTAATATGTTACTCCAGCAGTAGCTGAGAAGTTTGAACCTGACTGCCATCCTGCAGGTACTGATCCAGAACCTGAATCCACCCAAGCAGACTGGGAGGCCATTGCACTAGCATTAGTACTTTGATAGTAGTATACTACTGTAATACCATCAGCAGGAGGATTGTTTGACAAAACAACATTATGTGTTCCTGAGCCTATGGTTACTGAGGAGATTACCGGAGTAGTAGGTACTCTTTCACTCACAGCACCAACCTGTCCAACAGACTGATTTATGGTTCTACCAACGGACTGCGTGTTAGTACCTGAGTCATACCTTCTACTATAGTAGTACTGTATAGTGCCTCTAGTCTGATTAAAGTTAATTGAGGTAGAAGAGTTATCAGCCACTGAATATTGTACCCAATTCGGGTCATTAATAGCTGGGCCGTACGACGTAGGTCGTTGCATTGCCCAGAACGTTCCACCAGCACCAGTATTTGAAAGTAGGAAAGAAGTGGTAACACTGCCAACAGTTGTCTCATCAACTACTAGTGCCCCACTTGATACAGGCTGAGTAAAGGTTACTCCAGATGCTCTAGTAATTGTAAAGGTATTTCCTACAGTATAGTACGACTGCCCGTTATAGACTTGTATATAGTAGCTAGCAGTAGTCCCAGCTGAAGGTAAGTAATAATTTGGTATTGTAATCGTATGGCTATAGTATTCTGTCGCACCCCAAGTATCGTAGAATAATACTGCATTAGTAGAAGCACTTCGAACTGCGATTGAGCGAGCATTTGTCTCAGTCGCACCACCTTGTGTAAATGTAACATTACGGGAGGTTGCGCCATATGAGATGTTGAATACATTACTGCCTGCAGGTCCACTTATATTAAAGTCTGCATCATATAACTTAAAAGTCTGCGAAGCATAGAGTGTCGTCTTGCTCGAGTTTAAATATACCGAGACAGTAAAGTTTTCGCCGATTCCCGTGGTCTCATCTACAGTATCGTCTGTTATGAAAGCCTGTATAGGCATATACGCATGAACAACTCCTCCACTATTATAAGTTACTACGCCACTCGAAGTTCCTTGAGTATTCTGCCAATCTCC